CAACTGGTATCTTGAACACATCTGGCGTGAACAACCTAGACATTTCAGCGGGTACAGATGTTGACAGCCTAACATGGGCCGACATCATCAACTTGGTGAAATTGGTTGAAGAAGACAACGGCATTGTTAATGGCAACGCGGCTGGCTTCTTGTCACATCCAGCGGTTAAAGCGAAACTTGCATCAACTGCAAAAGTTGCTTCAACTGACAGCGTAATGATCATGAACGACCCATGGACAAGCATCTATGGCTATCCTGCGGCGTTCTCATCAAACGTACCAACCACACTTGACCCGGGCGATGGCGGCAACGACGCATCTGCATTGATCTTTGGTGACTTCTCACAATTGATCATTGCACAATTCGGCGCACCATCAATCATGGTTGACCCATACACCAATTCAACATCCGGAACCGTTCGCATGGTTCTACACACTGAATTGGACGTTGGTGTTCGCAACGCAGTTAGCTTTGGCATCACAGACGAAGTTTCAGTTGCTTAATAACTGAATAGAGGGGGCAGCAATGCCCCTTCTTCCCACCGAAAGGGGAAAACATGAAAGTCAAGATTTTACAGAAATGCTTTGTTGGCGCGGGTGGAAACCTGATGGCCGGCGAAACACATGATTTGAATGATCGCATTGCTGAAAAGCTGATTGCGCGTGGTTACGCGGAAGCTGAAGCGGCACCAAAGCCGAAGGCAGCGCCAAAGAAAATAACGCGCAGCGTTGGATTGAAGAAGTCCGATGTTGAATTAAGCACGCCAGAGGATGACAGCTAATGGCGATTGCATTTGCGGATGATTTGTCACTGATCTTGAATGTCGAAGATTTCGGCACCGCTGCAACATATGGCGGCGGTACGATCAACGGCATTTTCGACAATGAGACAGTCCCAATGGATGCCGGTGGCACCGCGCAAGTGCATCAAGAACAACCAAGATTTACATGCCGCACGACTGACGTTCCTAGTGTGGCATCTGGTGACACAATCACCATAAATGCGATTACTTATAATATTGTCGCATGGATACATGACGGAACGGGTGCCACAGTCTTACAGTTAGAGAAACCATAAAATGGCACATGTTAGACAGCAAATCCGTGACGCAGTGGCAACCACTCTAACATCGGCGGTAACTTTGGTCAGTGGGCGCGTATACACAACGCGCGTTCATCCATTGAACGAAGCGTTATTGCCGGCGATTAGTGTTTATACAGGCAATGAAACAAGTGAACGCTATAACGTTGGTGTCACAGATATAAACCGCGAATTATCATTGGAGATTGACGTTTATGTGCGCGAAAGTAGCACATTCGATGATGACGCGGATGCAATAGCGGTGCAGATTGAGGAAGCCATGGCGGGCGATTTCACGATTGGTGGACTTGCAAAGTCAACGGTGCTAACTTCAACCGCAATACAATTTGACGGTGAAGCCGATCAAATATTGGGCGTAGCGAAGCTGACTTATCAAGTCAGATATGTTACAGCTTTGAATGACGTAGAAACGGCCAAATAAGGAGTTCATCTAATGGCTACACATTTCGGATCAGATGGAAGCGTGAAGTTGGTTACTTCTGGCGGTTCCGTCGCAGCAATTGGCGAATTGTTAAACTGGACAGTCACAATGACAGCCGACCCAGTTGAAACAACAAGCATGGGCGATACTGCCCGCACCTACACCGCCGGCTTGCAAACTGGCACGGGTTCAATGTCACTTTATCTTGACCCAGCCGATGCGGTTCAAGCTGACTTGGCGCAAGGTGACAGTGTTGATTGTGAATTTTATGCTGAAGGCACAACCACCGGCGATCAGTATTATTCAGGCACATTCATCGTGACATCTGTTGAACGTGGCGCAACGCTGGATGGCATTGCAACGCTGAACGCAGAACTGCAATTGACAGGTGCATTAACAATCGGAACGGTTGCCTAATATGTCACTTGCGAAACGCATCGCAGCAAATAGAGCAGATAAAGAACTGCAATCTATTCAGGTTGAAGAATGGGGCGAAAACGGGGAACCGCAAACCCTATTCTTCACCGAAGTATCTGCCCGCGATATGTCAAAGATACAAAAGAAACATCCAGAGTTTATCAATAATCCGACTTTGGATGCGATGGTTGAACTTATCATCTTAAAGTGCAAAACCGCCGATGGCGAAAACGCATTTGATATTGGCGATAAGTTTATCCTGATGGGTGAGCCATTGAACGTGATTGCAAAAGTATTTGGCGCGATCTTTGGTTCCGTCTCTGTTGAGGAACAAGAAAAAAACTAAAGTGCGATCCATTTAGGTTCAATCTGATAGCGTTGGCTGAACTGCTTGGGAAAACAATATCTGAGATTGAGGAAATCAGCGTTTCGGAATATAATGAATGGGTCGCATATTTTAAGATAAAGAAGGAACGTGAAGACGATGGCAGTGGAAAAACTCACGTTTGAGATGAACGCCGTTGGCAACGCCGTTCCTGAAATGAAGAAAGTACAAGCCCAGCTTGGTCAAGTCAGTAGATCGATGACAACGGCCACGGCTGGGTTAAGACAACACGCAGCGGCAAATGCGGCGGTTGCCAATTCCAATAAAAACCTAACACGCAACATCGGTATGGCATCGTTGCAGTTCCAAGACATGGCTGTTCAGGCATCCATGGGAACGGATGCTATGCGGATCATGACTATGCAAGCACCGCAACTTTTGTCGGTGTTTGGCCCGAAAGGGATGATCTTGGGTGCATTGGTTGCTATTGGTGGCGCAATGGCCGTTATGGGCAATAGCACAACGCGATTGACGTTTGACTTTAAGAAATTCGGCGCTGATGCAAAATCGGCGTTGAAGCCATTTCTTGATTTCGTCAAGCCAGCGCTTGAATTGGTCGGCAGCGTATTTAGTTGGCTAAAAGATACAGCAATGGCGGCGGTCAATGGCATTATCAACGGCCTAAATTATTTTGCCGTGTTTGTGTCGAATGTGCCGGCGATTGTAAAGGAAGCGTTTCAACGCGCTGGACTTGCGCTTGAATTGTTTAGCGATAACGTTGGCATGATGACAACTAATGTCAAAATAAACGTCTTAAAGATGTTTGAAAGCATTGCATCATCTAGCGCGGGTTTTGCAAATGAAATATCACGTCAGTTTAATGAGGCTTTTGGATTAGATTTGCCAACCGACATCGGCGCAAACATGCTGGCTGGCGTAAATAATGAAATGGTCAAAGCTGATATTGCGTGGGGCGATTATTATGACAACGCTCAAAGGGTGCGTGGGTTGCTTGACAAGCCATTTGACAGCATCACGCAGATGAAAGAAGAACTAGGCGCAATCACTGAGATTGACCTATTTTCCTATTTTGATCGCGTTGCTAAGAAGTCCAAGAAAACCGGCAAGGAAGTTACCACAGTTGCCGATATGATGGGCAACAATCTTGAAAACGCATTCATGCAGATGGTGCGCGGCACAAAGACAGCGGGCGAAGCATTCCGCTTGATGGCGGTTGAAATCATCGCGGAACTATTCCGCATCTTTGTTGTCAAGAAAATCACTGGCTTCATCACCGGCAAGCTAGAAGCCATGTCTCCAATATTCAAACTGCCCGCGCGTGCAAATGGTGGTCCAGTTAGCGCAAATTCACCTTACATGGTTGGTGAAAAGGGACCGGAATTATTTGTGCCATCACGCGGCGGTCAAATCATCCCGAATGGCAAATTGTCAGGCGGTGGCGGTGACGTGATTGTTCAGCAAACAATCAACGTGACGACCGGCATTCAGCAAACCGTTCGCAACGAAATTCAAACTTTGCTTCCACAAATTGCCGAAGCGTCAAAAGCGGCAGTTCTGGACGCGCGTAGAAGGGGTGGCAGCTTTGCCAATGCGTTCTAATGGCTATTAGTTATCCTTTAACACTCCCATCCCATACCGGCATCAGATCGATTGAATTTCGTGCGGTCAACACGGTTGGCGTTAGTCAATCGCCGTTCACCTATTCCCAGCAAGTCGTGGCGCATAGTGGACAACGCTGGGAAGTGGATATTTCATTGCCAGCGATGAAGCGTGCAGATGCGGAACAATGGGTTGCATGGTTGGTCAGCCTACGCGGTCAACTTGGCACATTTACGCTTGGCGATCCAATCGGCGCAACGCCACGCGGATCGGCTGGCGGTACACCGGTTGTCAATGGCGCAAGCCAAACCGGTGGCACATTGGTTATTGATGGTTGCACCGCAGATCAAACGGGATGGCTTAAAGCCGGCGATTATATCCAACTTGGGGCGGCGGGAACGGCAACATTGCATAAAGTTTTACAAGACGCAAACAGCGACGGATCAGGCAACGTAACGCTTGATATTTGGCCGTATATACGCAATTCGCCCGCCG